AGACCCCAAGACACGAACAACCTTGGTACGAATCACGCCTGCTCAATAACAAGAAACCAAGCCCCATCACCGAAGAGGAACGAACAAGCATCACCGACGAGAACCGCCGGCTCATCGAGGAGTCGGCCAATATCATTGCCATCGGCGTCAAGCGCGGATGGATCTCCTTCCCGGCAAAGACCGAAACCCAGACCTGGGTGCCATCGCCAACCAGTCCCCAACCACCAGATCCTCTCAGCATGATCTGGCCAGAATCCTGACAACCCCCTAACAAGCAACGAATCAACGACATGACAACGCTCCAACGAGCGGCCCTTTGGCTTTCCAAGGTTCCGCCAGCCATCTCCGGATCCGGTGGCCACAACGCTACCTACACCGCCGCAGTCGGTCTCGTCCACGGCTTCGCCCTCTCCCATGTGGACAGCCTCACCCTCCTCGAAGACTGGAACAAGTCCTGCCAACCCCCATGGAAGGCCACAGAGCTGGCCTACAAGCTACGGGAAGCCGCGTCCCGCGCTCACAATAAGCCTAGGGGCCATCTTCTCGAAGCCGGGGGATCATCACCCTCCGGGTCATTCGATCTCAGCAGGGTGACATTCAAGAAGCCGGTGGCCGATGCTGCCCCGGTGCCGGTGCCATCGCTCAGTCCCGCCATTCCCGATCCCCAAGCCAGCGAGTTCAAGCGGTTCATGCAGGCCGCGTTCGCCCCGACTGAGGTCGTCTGCATCTGCGATGCTGTCGAGGAGGGTAGGCCAGTCAGTGCCGGCTCATTCATTCCAATCGAGGAATGGATCGCTCGCTTCGATGATCCCCAGTCCCGCATCCTCTCACCGGAGCGCGAGGGGATCTTCGTCCGCATCAACCCATTCAAGCCCAATCTCTACAGCGGCAGCGACAACGATGTCAGCGCGTTCCGCCATGTCCTAGTGGAGTTCGATGACCTACCCAAGCCCGAGCAGGAGAAGCGACTGCGTGACTCTGGCCTGCCCATCACCGTCCTCATCGATTCCGGGGGCAAGAGCATCCACGGCTGGGTCCGGGTCGATGCCCCCTCCCGCAAGGAATGGGACGCCCGCCGGGATGAGATCTATCGGGTAATCCCCGGCATCGATGCCAAGAACAAGAACCCCTCGCGCTATTCCCGCCTACCCGGCGCATGGCGCAGCCCCACCGCTCAGCAGCGGTTGTTGGACACCAACCTCGGTGCCGCATCCTGGGAGGATTGGCTCACCAACCGGGAGACCGATGATGATCAGTCCACGGTGGTCACGGTCAAAGACCTCCTCGACTTCGATCCCGCCAACGATCCGGACAACCTCATCGGCAATCGCTGGATCACTCGCGGCTCATCCATGATCATCAGCGGCGGTACCGGCATCGGAAAGTCCAGCCTGATGATGCAGATCATCGTCCGCTGGTGCCTCGGCCTCGACTTCTTCGGCATCGCGCCGATCAAGCCATTGAAGATCGGGGTCATCCAAGCGGAGAACGATCGCGGCGACCTCGCCGAAGCCTTCCGCGGGGTCACACACAGGAGGTTCACCATCGAGCAGATGAACATGCTCCACAAGAACCTAGAGTTCCGCACCGAGACCGTTCGCACCGGAGATCAGTTCCTCGCCTACGCCCGCCGCTTCATTCACAAGTCCAAGCTCGATCTCATCATCGCCGATCCTCTCTTCTCCTACTTCGGCGGAGACCTGAGCGATCAGTCCGAGGTCAGCGTCTTCCTCCGCAACAAGCTCCAGCCCATCCTACACGAAACCAAGGTCGCTTGGATCTGGATGCACCATGTCTCCAAGCCCCAACGCAAGGAAACCGGCGAACCCCTCACCACCATGGAACTGGCCCACTCAGGATTCGGAAGCTCCGAGCTTGCGAATTGGGCGCGGGAGATTGCCGTCCTCCATGAAGTAGGCCAATCAAAGCCTAGACGCTTCCAGCTAGCCTTCTGCAAGCGGGGCGGGAGGATCGGACTCCCTTCCCCCATTCTCAACCTTCAGCACTCAGCCACCGGAATCCAGTGGGAGGAGTGCAACCCCCTCGCGTTCACTGGGGCTGATCTGAAGGGGGAGAAGAGCGGGAAGCCTTCTTATCCTCGTCGAGGGCGTCGCGCATAGCCTTGAACCATTCATCGCTCTCGATTGTAGCGCGGGCCATCTTCATAGCCTCACGGGCTTCGGTGGCCCTTTTCTGTATCTCAATGACATCAGGATCAACGTCCTCCTCAGGCTCCGGTTCCCCCTCCTCCTCCACCTCCCTCCGCTTGGACGCCGGACGCTTCCGCTCCAGTTGGCCAAGGATTCGTTCGTGCTTCTTCACCGAGGTCTTCAGATACGCGACATCACGCTTCAGTTCATTGATCGTCCTCAAGAGCAACGCCACCCGGTCCTCGTCCTCCGGGGGAACCCAGTCGCACCCACGCCACTGCCTATGAACCATGTCATAAACTATGACCTGGGACTTCTTGTTCCTCATGGAATTGAAAGCCCGGATCGCCCGACCCAACTCACAGGTCAGATTCTGCCGGATGTAGGCCAGCACCTCGGACTTGTCCGGGTCGGCATCGTGGCGTTGCGGGGGCATCAGTCGGAACATCGACCGAAGCGTGGAACCATTGTCCAGATAACTCATAGCAAGAACAAAATGCACTGCACAAAATCAAACGTCAATGTAAAGGAAGATAGATTTTGCAACCCACCGCACAAAGTTATCATCCCTCCTGCTACTCTCCCTAGAGGGAGACTTACACTCCCTCTACTAGGGAGTTAAAAACCGCAAACGCCGCAACGCTTTTCGGGGGCTCTAACGGCCCCCGCGCTGCGGCTGCGGTTTTTCGGAACCCTCCGACTGATTGCGAAGTATCGGTTTGGAAGCGAGGGGTGGATGGGGATTGCTGGAGCGGAAAGGGGGCTAGGAGCGCGTTTGATTGCGAAATGGTCTGTTGATGCGGAATGGGGGTATCGACCGTTTAGAAACGAAAAGCCCCGGATGGGGGTCCGGGGATCGCTTGGGGGGTGGATGGAGGGGGGATGATTGGCCTACTTGGAGATCACCTCTCGAAGCAGGGTTCGGAAGGCGAGCGCGGCGGTCTGGGGGACAACTCCGTTGCCGAGGAGGCGCAGTCGGTCCACCCGATTGGCAGTCCCATCATCGCTTCCACGAACGACGGGTTCAATGGGCCAGCTTGTTGTGTCCCACCACTTTGGCCAGCTTGTTCCACAATAGGAGCATCCGTCGCTTGTGCTATAGTAGAATGGATATGTCCACTCGCGGCAGTTGTGACATTGAGATTCACCATGATCGCATTCGCACCCTCCAAAGACAGGCGATCCACATTGCTTGCATTCCCAGTCGCCGCCGTCCTCAGCTCTCCCCGCCGTGCCATCGCCTCCAACGTCTTCGATTGCTGGCTTGAGCCATTCAATCGGAAACTGTCCTCGTTCGCGCAGGGCGTCGGGAGATGTCGCAACAATGAAGACTCGCTTGCGCTGATGCGGCGCACCAACTTCAGCCGCGCTGAATATTCCCCACGCTGCTTCGTAACCCAGCTCCTCCAGATCGCTGATGACACTGGGGAGTCCCATCGTGATGTGGCCCTCGACGTTCTCAAGAAGGACAACGGAAGGTCGGACTGACTCAATCCCTCGCCTGATGTGGGGCCAGAGATGCCGCTCGTCATCGTCCCCCTTGCGGAGTCCCGCATGGCTGAACGGTTGGCACGGATATCCCGCACTGAGGATATCCACGCTGCCGTGAAGAAAATGCCACGGGAAATCCCGTACATCAGTCCAGATCGGAGCCGCATCAAGCGACCCATCTTCCATTCGCGCAAGTAACACCTCGACCGCGAACGCGTCGATCTCCGCATAAGCAAGAGTTCGCATGCCTCGGATAACCCTATCGAGTCCAAGGTCGATGCCCCCGTATCCGGTACAGAGGCTAAGGTGCGTAACTGTGGGGGTACTATCCATGATCCCATGATGGTTCAATGTTGGTCGATTGGCCTACTCACCAAGGAAGAAGTCCTCAGGCTTCTCGCTCATCGTCACCCCGTCCGCCCATGTCAGCGAGCTAAGCGATCCATTCAAGCGGCATAGGATGAACCATTGGCCCACTCTATCCCGAATCACCTCGTAGGCTCCGTTCTTCCACCGCACCACCTTGCCAGCCAGCACCGCTTCCTTGATCTCGGCGAGTTTCATCGTCGTTGTTACTCGTTGTTCGGGGGACAACCTACCGCACCATATCCATCAGCGTCAAGAGGGAAAATACCGCACCATGAAGATTTCCTGTACCCCGGATTCCGGAATCTGGATTTCCGAATTCCGAATTCCGTATGGCGTATGGGAGTTCCGGAATACCGCACCATGTACTCACGGCTCCGCGGATCGCGGGCGCGGCACGGGCGGGCGGATGTAACGGGGTCGGACATGGCGTGTCTTACCTCGGAGTTCTATGTAAATAGCGGGGTGGGACATTGGATGTCAGGGGGGGCTGGCAGGGGCTTGTGACATTGGGGCTGGCCAACTAGGAAGGCAGGGGCAGACGGGGCTTGGGGCCTTGGGGCTTGGCAGACGGGCCTTGGATTGGCAGGGGCTTGGTATGGGGCAAACGGGGCATGCCCCATAGTGAAGCAGAAACGGGGCAAGGCGGGGCTTTTAATTGACGGTAGGGTATGGACAGCAGACGGGGCAAAGAAAAGGCCCCTAGGGGCTTCCTAGGGGCTTGCAACAGGCGGGGCTTCTAAGTCAATTGCCCGCAAGGGCTGAAAGGAATAGAAGCGCGGTGAAAAGGAGACACAAGGCTAGGTAGCCAAGGACTCTAAGGAGGGGTTTCATGAGATCAAAGGAGGACGTGAGCCATGGTCCCATCGGGAAGGGTTCCGGAGGCGAACTCACGCGCCCAAGGGTTTTGCTCCGGTGGTGTCTGATTCCTTTTGTGGTCCTCCTCAAGGAATGACCAGAGAAGTTTTCGGACGGCCAATCGATGGCATGAGTCACCGGATAACTCATGCGGGTACGGGATCGTGATTGAACCGCGCTCACAAGTCGCTTTGATGCGGGAACCCTTGTGATTGGTTGCGGGGAGGTACTTTGAATGAATGGCTTGCATAGTTTGAATCGGGCAGCGATTGCCCGCCAGATGCCGCGACTTGCGCCGTGGCACCGGACGGGGAATCAGTGCGCGTCAATCGCTCTTCCCTGACGGGCAAGGTCGAAGCAGTCAAACCGCTTGAAAAGATCGGCGAACCGCTCCCATTGCCACTCGGACGGAGGACGAACCGGCTCGAGTTCTCCGGACTCGGACACCGTGCAAAGAATCGGAGTGATTCGGATTGAGGAAATCAGGACTTGTGACTCCACGTTGAACGCGAAATCGGGACACCAGTGGCCGAGTGGGCCGCCGAGAGTTCCCATGGTTTGAGTCGTCTCAAATCCCGCACCGATCGAATCGAGGAACTTGAACGCGGTTTGCCGGTCGAAGATGCCAGACATCTGGACGTCCGAGATACAAACCCAAAAAGCTTCCCGAGGGAACTTCTCTTGCAACTTGCGGCAAATTTGAAAGCGCGTTTCACCTCGGACATCATCCAAGCGGTTCAGGATTTCCCGAGGAATGGAACCTTCCTTTGCAAGGTAATTGTACTCGGAATCAAATGGCTCCGACGGTTCAACCTCGCCTCCCGGCCACTGGCGGATAACATCCGAGAGAGTAATTTCGTGGGAGCCCCACCGCTCAAGCATAGGGTGTTCGCCAGAGAAGCTCGCGACGATTGAGAAGCCAAGGCGGTATTTCAATTTGCACCTCCCATCAAAGCCTCAACGAGGAGCCAAAGGATTGGGAGCAAAAGAGCATTCAACGCGACGAACGCGAGAAATGCGCGGAGTTTAGATGATTTCTTCATGTTTGAAATGAAGCCATTGATTGGCTTGCGGAGGTAGATTGCGACGGGATGCGGTCCTTTGCAACTCAAAACGACAGAAAAGGGAAAATAAATTTCCGGGTTTACTTTGCGTGGCAAAGTGAAGGGCATGGCGAAGGGTAAGACATTGGACGTCCAAGGGGTTAACCAGGAAGGAAGGAAAGGGAAGGTTGGGAGGCCTCTAATTCCTGTTTCAGAGGCTGATCAAAAAAAAGCCCTAGAAGCTTGCAAGCTTGGGATTCCCCTTGAGCGGGTAGCTATCCTCTGCGGATTCCCAAGCGGTAACGCTGGCCGCTGGCATGACTTCCTGAAGCGTAATCCAAGCTTTGCTGATCAATTGGAGAAAGCCCGATTGGAAGGGGAGTTAGAGTTATCCTCGGTTGTTCGCCAATGCGGCAATGGTTGGCAGGGTAGCGCATGGTTATTAGAAAGGACAAGAGGTTATGTTGCAAGGGCGCAATTGGATCACACTACAAAAGGAAAGGAATTATCAATTAGCGGCTCCCTACTTGGCGCATTCGGTGGTGGGAAGTAATACAATAGGCCGCTATTGGTATAGCCACTATTTACATAGAGGTCCGATGGTAAGGAGTCCAATGCATAGAACCACGGGGTAGGGGGGACCCCCACGAGGGGGGTGGGGTGATACCTGATACCCCCTCCCCCTACCCGCCACAATTTTATGGCAGTCAAGCAAATTAAGCGCAAGAAATCCCCTTCACTCGGAATGGGTTCGCATATCCCTGCTTGGAAGCAGCGGAAGCTCTTGGAGGAGGCGCAGCAGCTCTCGAACTTCCCTGAGATGATGCTTGGCCTACGCGATACCTATGCGTGGCAGAAGGCGGTGTTGGGGGCTCTGAACGAGAAGCACTCGAAGGTCGCGTTGAAGGCTGCGAACGGCTCTGGCAAGACGAGCATGGTGGCGGCGTCGGCTGTCATCTGGCACATGCTTCGCTGGCCGGGGAGCTTGGTGGTGTGTACGGCTGGTGTGTACCGACAGGTGGCGGATGCGTTGTGGCCGCATCTGAGGAAGATGATCAATGGCTTGGGTGGCGAGGAGAACGGTTTCTCGATCAAGGATGGAGAGATCCGCTATGTATACCCGAGGTTGGTTGATGGCCAACAATTGGTGAGTCGCTGTATCGGGTTCAGCGCGAGCAATCCGGAGAAGGCTGAGGGCTGGCATGTGCAGGGTCCGAGCAATGACTTGATGTACATTGTGGACGAGGCGAAGGCGGTTCCAGATGGTATATTTCAGTCGATGGAGCGGTGCCAGCCGACGCGGACGCTGCTGATGAGCAGCCCTGGTGGGAGCAGCGGGTACTTCTACGATGTGTTCCGGCGGAATGACGGCAAGTGGAAGACCTTTACTGTTACCGCTTTCGACTGCCCGCATATCCGGAAGGAGTGGATCGATGATCAGTTTGCGCGGTGGGGCGAGGGTCATCCGCTGGTCCGCTCGATGATCTACGCGGAGTTCATGGAGGACGATGGGAGCTTGACGGCTGTGAGGACCGCCGACTGGCAGAAGCTGGTTAGTGGCCCACCCAAGGAGGATACCGAGGGGCATCGGCTCACCGCGGGTTGCGATTTCAGCGCCGGCGGCGACGAGAGCGTGATGGTGGTGAGGCAGGGGAACACGGTGAAGGGTCTGATCCGCTGGCGGGACAAGGATACGATGGCCAGTGTGGGCCGGTTCATCAGCGAGTTCCGCAAATGGAAGCTGAAGGCTGAGGACATCTACGCGGATGTGGGTGGTATGGGTGTGGTGATGTGCGATGCGCTCAGAGCGGAGGGGTGGGACGTGCGGCGGGTGAACTTTGGGGAGCGGGCGATACGGGATGATCAGTTCGTGAACCGTGCGGCGGAGATGTGGATTGAGTTCGGGCGGATGGTGGAGGAGGGGACAGTGAACCTGGGGCCGGTGGGTACGGATGAGATATTGCTCCAGCAGTTCGTGAGTCGGAAGGTGCGGACTAATGGGAAGGGGAAGCTGACGCTGGAGGGGAAGGACGAGCTGCGAGCCCGCGGGGTGAATAGTCCGGATCGGGCGGATGCGGTGGTACTGGCCTTCTGCGGAGCCGGGGGAAAGCGGATGGACGATTATTTCAAGGCTCTGGGCGAGGATGGGAGGAGTCTGTTGGAGCGGATGGAGGATGAGATGGGGGCGATTGAGGGGGATGGTAAAGGGTCTGCGCTTGCTGGTTGTGAGGTTGGGGGATAGGAAAGGGGGAGGATTTTTATGATGAACGACAAACA